TGCGAAGCGGCTTGTACTTGGATATTTCCCACTCTCACTCCCGTAGATTCGATTCAATTTGAACCGCGGAATGTAGAGCTGATGAAGTTTGATTAAATTCAAACGTATCATCGGGGAACCCTGTCACAAACACTACCAAGTGTTTACAAGTACGAATTGTGAATATTGTTAACCCGGTCTCACCCGGACGGACACACGAGGTCTTCGATCATTTAATTGATCGAGCTCGCCGTGGACGCAATAGTCACTGGAGGATTTCGAGAAGTCTTGAAATTCACATAAAGTTGAGAGTTAACTTTCGATGGGGCCCAAATCCTTTACTACTAGAAGTACGTTACTAGCTAGAAAGATTTAGACACGACCGTGTTTAGCGGCCCCTCTCTGTTTAATGTGAGATCTCAATTGTCGTCAAACTTGCCAACCCGCTGACCGATTTTATTCGGCGGCGCTGTTGGCTCGTAGGAGCAATTAAATCTTTGATCCATCCTTCGTTCTTATATACACTAGATGTGTAAGGAATGCTGGAAAGTGGTTAAACTTATTTGATTGTGTGTAACGACACCGTCTTTACGAACGACGAAGTTCTTCCTGCGACTTATAGAGCTCATCACGATGAGAACTAGGCGCAAGGGAGATCTAGAAATGGGCTACTCATGCGAGTGCAAAGACGACATGTTGTACGTCTCCCACCGCAGAGGATTGCCAGTTGATGGTTCCGGTACCAGATCCGGTCGAACTTTTCCTCACTAACTTAAATGTTGTGGGAGAAGAGAACGGGCCAACTACTACTGTGTACTGGGCGGCAGGGCCCCCAGTAGCGTTCGAGAACCCGGGAAAAGCATAAGTGCTTTCAGCCCCGTTCAAGTGAACAGCAAAAGTAGTGGCTGGGCCATCAGTGTAGAGGTAAATTTGCCAAGTCACCTGGTAGGTACCAGGAGGCAGAGTGAAGTTTCCCGCACCATCCGAGATAATACCCAACGGGTTTGTCACGATAGTGTTATAAGGAAATACACCGGCAAAGGCGACTGTTTGAGTCGCTCCTCGGAAAGAAAAAAGAGAAGTGCTGGATGCGGGCGTCGAAGACGTCGCCCCGCCCGACTGTTTGTCGGACAATTCAACATTGTACTCGACCTCGAGATAACCGTGTGCGGAATCATCCGTACACCCTTCTGCGGAGACGTGAAGTCGTCCGTAGTCGTATGTCTTAAGATCAGTACCTGGAATAGTCGAACCGCGGGTGAACAACTTTTTGGCTACACGACATGGTACCTTCAACTCGAAGATACGCCATGGTGCGCCATCAATCCACACAGTAGATTGAGATTGTTCAATAGCAGTTGCTGGAGGAGCATCTAACGTGTCATAATCAAACGACATTAGGATGTTCCCAGGACTTCCAGTCCCTTTTAGGTTCTTGTATCGATAAGTAATTGAATGCATCGTGTAGGATTCGTAAAGAATCGCATGACCACTCAACCAGGGAAAGCTTGATGCTAGGCCTGGATTACAAGGTATACTAAGAACGTTCGCGAAGATTTCGGAACCGTTTACAGTAGCTATCCTTTCGCACTCTCGATAACGAGTCGAATTGCTCCCAGTTTGTCTGGATGAGCGATTCTGTGCTACAGGGGCAGAGACCATTCTCGCAGCTAAGTTCCCGTTATACGGGCCAGCGCGCGCTTTGAAACGCAACTGATTTTGATTGGTTTTGGCACGTCTTTGAGTAGACATGTTGAACGAATATGGGATCCACCTGTTCTGGGCGGACTATACATCATAGTGGGACCTGAAATTAAAAACTTCAGGGAACGCCGTGTAGTCTCTCGGCATTTTGGTTAGCACGGAAGTATTAAGCTTATGACCAACGGAGCAACGCAAAAGTGTTCGCTCAACATTGGGAAATGGCACCGTTTTGGGTAATTATCCACTACAACCCCATGCTTGATATTTCTGTAGGCGCCTCAAACAGGCGCTGTTCCGATTCGTTTCGATGTGAGATGAAGGATAACGCACTACTGCGTCCTCCCTCCTCGCTTATACACGTGTCGTCGATGAACTCTAATTTGATTCACTCGACGATCAACAAGTGTTGAGCGCTCACCTTTAATGATGCACAAAGGTGGGCAAGCAGGTACTCCATGCGCTATTGTTGCGATGGACCACCACTTGCCGAATCCTCTGTCGGTCATCGGTTTTAGACGTTGATGTGGTTTTCCGATTCTAAGTAAAAAGATATCATCTGATACTTTTTCTTGTTTCAGACCCACAGCCCTTGACATATAAGCTGCACGGATCAACCAGTCGTCTGCCACTACGGCCGACTTACTGAGATCCTCGAGAGCTATGTCTTCTTTGTCTTGATAAAGAGGGACAACTTTGAAATTTGCCAGACTACTGGCGAACTTCGCAGTTTCAATACTAAAACCCTTGCGTCTATATAGTTGCATTCTGGGGTCCTTGACGAACCTCGCGGCCATTTTTCTTTGGCTACGATTGATCTTCCAGTCCTCACTTGCAAATTGCAGCGGTACTCCGTACCCCCCTAGATGGACCGGTAAAAACCAATTCGGTTTGAACCATCCTGTCCAGCGGGGCTTCCAACGTTCAAAAGCCATGGGTATACACCCAACCGCCCACGGGCAGTGCTTTACCATCTCCCCCACGTCCTTACCAATTTGGTCGGGCGTCGCGAGAGAGGCGTCTTCGTTAGAACCTGCATTCAACAGTCTTTGATTAAGATAACCGGATCGCACCATGCGTCCTTTCTTAAGCTCATACAGTTGACTATTAATAAGCGCAACTTCTTTTGAATTGTAGTTCTTGCCTAATGAGACAACCAGCCCTGCTTGAGTCGTTACTTCGTGGAAGTAAGGAAAGAAGGAGGGGGGGGCTCGAAAGAGCATGTCGTCACCATTAACAAGAACCCAAATCCACATTATTTCAGCAGCAGGACGTCGAGATTCGTCGTCAGCCAGCCAGCGCAAAATCGCGCAGCGGTAGCATGCTAAGTTAATGAAACAGAGAAGAGGAAAACTCAAGGGATGACCCATTAGCTGCCCATTCGTCTGTTCAAAGATTGTACCGTCAGGATACCTGACCCGTGCATTCTGCAGACTTAACCAACAGATCCTCGATTCAAAAAGGTTCGTTAGCGGCTCTAAAGCAGCATTCGAAGACCATTTAAGAAGAAGATCTGTGGCACTTTTGTAGTCCACGGAACTAAATTCCCAATCCTCATGTGATTTTGATGCAGCGTACAGTTTTTGCACTGCTTCATCAAGGTTCACAGTCATTGTGGATGTAGGATGCGCCTTCCACGCGCTCAACAGCTGGCCTTGTGCCGGCTGGAGCGCTGTGTAGAGATAGCCATCCCCTTTACTGATCGTTCTGAAGCCTCCGGGTTTTGGAATGATCTGAACTTCTACGTCCAGGATCCCCGATCCGCGATCGTAAACCCTCGACTCGACATTCTCTTTGGCTAGATCGAAGCTGGCTTGACGCCAGGCATCAGTCGCCAAATTGAGATCCCTCAACTTTCCTAAAACGGAAGGAGGAGTGTCGGAGTCGGGAAGCGCCATAGCGGGAAACAGCGATGCCGTGCCGAGCTCTTTTTTAGAAGCTTGCATGCATGCGCCGCCCGTAGGCATGAACTTTGTGGGCGCGGGGAGAGATTCAATATACTCTCCTCGCTTCGTCTGAACACCGCAAATATCAATCGACGTTTGCATGATCATCTGATACAGATCCTCCGTGGGTTTTCCCCTCGGAGGTCCGCAGACCTGATTCTTGTGTTCAGCGAGTGCCATCTTCTCACGCGTTGTTGTCAGTTCTGGCCAAGCCAACTTAGACATAAGCAGTGAGTAGATGAAGGACCGGTCCCCTCGGGCGACCGCGAGTCCAACACATCGTTTTAACCAACCAGTAAAAAGAGGTTTGGTGACGAATGTAGGTCTGTCGGGTAGTATTTTACTTCCCGTCACCTTACACATGAGACAACCAGTGTGGTACTTAACAAAGTCCAACTCGCGATTCTCATCGTCCTCCAACTCCATTAGAGTGGTCAGCGTCATCTTCCAAGATGACACCATTCTTCCATACTCCTTTTCGTCAAACCGTGCGCCTCGGCGTCTGGCGATAAAAGGGAGTAGGAGAGATTTCACAAGTTTAACCATCGACGCCGTAGCGCCGCTGCCATCGACAATAGTCTTTAGCAGTTTCGACACGATGTTAGAAGTAGATCTTGTGATATCCACCTCGCTGGGTCCAGTAGGCTTTGCGTTTCGATTCTTAGAATCACGCATACCCTCAGACTGTACCCCAGCATTTAACAACATGACAGTAGCATCCTTACTACCAAAAGGTAGTGTTTGGGAACTAGCCTCCTTAGGCACCTGTCGCGGAACACGTTTTTTCCGCTTTAGCGTTGTCATAATACTTCGAGTATTTATTATGAACCAAC